CTTTTTCTAGTTTCATGGTGTGTATTTCCTTTCTAACTTGGTGCATAGGCGGAGGTAGTTTTTCACAGGGGGGACTCCTTCTTTAAAGTAAACGGCGGGGGCAAAGCCCCCTAGTGTGTGAGTTAAACGTAATAACTTATGTTTATTACATCGTAAGGGCAAGCCAAACAAAGGGCTTGAAACTGAACATCTATCCTGTTAAATCGTATCCGCGAAACACTCATAAACCCTTTAAGGCTATCGCTTGACTTGTTAAATCTATTCGTAAAATCAACAATAGAACCATTTGTTTTGTCGGTTGCCAAAAATAATGTAAACATAGGTGTTTAATCCTTTTCTTTAATCGTATAACGTAAACAAAAGTTAATCTCAACTAACTTATACTGTAAGTATAACTACAATATCTCGTCTTGTCTATAGTCTAAAGGTTAATGTTACAAAGTGTTACATACATCTATTGGTTATTGTCATGCGTCTTGTTATGGTTTTAATGCAAGCTTTTTTTAAATCCCTAAAAGCCATTGTTGACAACCGCTTGCAAAACTGATAAGATGACTTTGCTAATTTTTTCATCGTTTATCCTTTATTCGCAAAGCCCCTCGACTTATCATCGGGGGCTTTTGTTTTACCTATTGACGTAAGCACCTAAATGTGTCATCATGCAAGTGTGTAGTAACTCTAATGTAGGGAGGGGTTCAAATGCCTTATAAGCCAATTAAGGGGCAAGACACTCCGCCCCACGTTCCTTGCGAGTTGACACGGCGTTTAGTTGTTGCAGGCAAGGAAAACGGCTTTACCAATCAGCAGATAGCCAGCGTGTTAGATGTACACGTTGACACACTTAGGAAGCACTACCCAAAAGAGCTAGAATCAGGCAAGGAGCTTTCTATTATGAAAGCCACCGATAGATTTAAGCAGGCGTTTATATTTAACGATGAAATGCTTGAAAAGGATCCCAAAGTGGTTGCTTCGTCGATTCAGTTTTATCTCAACGCTAAAGGTGGCTGGAAGCAACAGGCACAGGTAGACCAAAACACAACCCTTACCGTCGATGAAGCCCTTGTCGACCAAATCAAAAACATGGACTTTGACAACATCATCGCACTAGGCAAGGGACTTGATAAGCTGGAGGGTCAATAATGCCGATTCGTGATGACGTGCTGTTTAGCCGATTGGTAGGCTCCTTAAGCCATTTAAGCCTTTGCGTCCAGACAGGCACAGAGCTTGACAACCCCACAATCAAACGGATTCACGAAGTGGTCAATCATGTGTGTATGCCTAGCGGATTCGTAGGGCAAAACGAGGACTATTTCAAAGAAACCATCAATCTGCTACTGGAATACATTGAAACCCTTGAACGTCCCCATGCTCTCATCAAGCAGGGCAAGGCATCCCCAGCGATTCAAAGGGCATTCATTCAGGGGGAATTGAGGGCAAAGGGCATAAGCCTATTGGCTCCCACGACACGCATCATGGCGTGTTATGATGATAGCAAAGCGTTAAAGTATTACTCACTTAGCAAAGGGGCTTAACATGAAGTTCACATTCGCACAGGACTGGCACGATTACAAAGTAGGCGACCGAGTGCCTGCCAGCGTTAATAAGGCGTACTTACTACGACATGGTATCATCAAGCTATACAGTCATGTTGAAGCGTTGGAAGCTCAACAGGCGAAAGAAGAACCAACGCTAGAAACGCCTGTAAGCGTCGAAACACCTAAGCCCCAAGCCAAAGGGAAGAAGAAATGAGCTACACAGGCACGCCCTCCAGTTCTGCAAAGGACTTGCTCCGATTTTTGCTACAAGACACCGTAAGCCCTTACTTATTCAGCAATGAAGAGCTTACGGACTCTTACGCTTTGCAAGGCTCCGATATGGCTAAAACCCTTTCCATGCTTTGCACTGCGTTGGTTGCTAAATCGGCAGGCAAGCCACAGGATGAAGCTGTTGAAGGGCTTAGTGTCACATGGGGCAATATGGGTGCTAAATACGAAGCTCTTAAGCGTTCATTCGCTGAAATGAGCCAAGCAGGCACGCTCCCCACTTATGACGGCACAACTGGCACGACGGCATCAAGCACGATGACGATGATCGTGAGTGAAGCCACTTACCCATGGCAGGGCTTGCCACAATGAAGAAAGCCGTCGCCTCTTTGCTTGCACGATTCGGCACGGCTTGCACGGTGTCACAAGTGGCAACGACGACACGCAATGCCACGACTGGAGCAGTCACAACGACGACCACGACCCACACAGGCAAGGCTTACCGTCAAGTGGCAATGAAGGACACCAGCGGATTAAATCCAAGCGTTAGTGCCGTGTTGATTGTTCAATTGACGGATGATTACGTCATCAAGCCAAAAGACTTAATTACTCACAATGGCTACACGAATCAGCAGGTGCTACAGGTTCACACGGTCAGCCCAGCGGAAGGGCTGGCTTATCAGAAGATAGGGGTATAAATGGCAAGCGTTCAAGCGTTACGCCTAGCACATGATGAAGCCTTGCGTCGGTTGTGCAAAGGCTCCCTTTACTTCTTTGTTAAAACCTTTTGGCACGTCGTGGTTCAACAGGGCGATTTCGTCCCCAATTGGCACATTGAGGCGATTTGTGACCACTTGCAAGCCTTAGCAGAGGGCAGGCTAGAGCGTAACCGCTTGATGATATTCCTCCCCCCACGACACGCAAAGAGTATCATCGTAAACGTGTTCATGCCTGCGTGGGACTGGACGGTGCGACCTCATCGGCGGTTTGTGTCAGCATCCGCAAAAGACAATCTCTCTACGAGGGACGCCGTGAAAGCAAGAAACTTGATTGCCTCCCCCTTCTACCAGCGTTTATTTGGCGACGTGTGCAAGCCCCATGCGACACGGTGGGGTTCAAGCTATTATCAGAATGAGCAAGGGGGGAGTCGCCTTCCCATTACCACGTCAGGCGGTACAGGGCAGGATGCGGACTTTCTTTTGTGTGACGATCCGCTAGAGGCACAGGACGCACGAAGCCAAGTAAAGCGTGATTCCTGTTTCTTTTGGTACGACTCCACCTTCACCACAAGGGGAACAAAAGCCGAAAAGACCCCCTTAGTGTTGGTTCATCAACGGCTACACGAAGACGACATCGCAGGGCGTATCTTAGCCGATGAAGCCTACGCACGCCATTATGATGTGCTTTGCCTTCCAGCGTTGTACGACTCGAATCACCCTATTAAGACAGTCTCATCGCTAGGTTTTCAAGACCCACGCACACAGGAGGGGGAACTGTTATGGGAGGCACGTTTTGGTGAAGTATGGGTGCAACAGGAGAAAGCCAAGGGGGCAAGGCACTACAACAGCCAATTACAACAGCGTCCAAGCGTTGCAGACGGCGAAATCTTCAAGGAGGAGATGTTTCCCATTGTGGATGAGAACGTCAACGCCATTATTAATGGTGCGACAGAGGTATTGCTTTCGGTAGATGCCACGTTTAGCGATTCGGAGCTTTCCGACTGCGTGGCGATTATCGTATTTGCACGGTACAAGGGCGAGTGGTATTGCGTCAATGGCATCAACAAGCAAATGGACTTCTTAGCAACCCTAGCGAGCATCAAGCAGATGATGAACGAGTACCGCCCTCATTCGCTTATAATTGAAAAGAAAGCCAACGGTGACGCTATCATAAGGGTATTACGTCAGCATGGTATCGACAACGTGCTTGCCATAACGCCGAAAGAGTCCAAAGAGGCAAGGGCAGAAGCCTCTACAATTTACCTTAATCAAGGGAGCGTCAAGTTTTTAGACAATCCCTTTACGGATTCTTTAATCGACCAAGCCATTGCCTTTCCAAATCGCAAGGATGACGACATGGTGGACGCCTTAACACAGTTCATCAATGCTAAACTAAATCGTAGACAGTCCGACGTCCAAGGCATAAGCATAGGATTCTAAAATGGCAAAAAATAAAAAGTACCGCAAGCAAACACAGGCAACGCCTCAAAACATTCAAACGGCATCAACCTATTTGCCTTGGGGGCTATGGGGTACAGAAGCCACGACGCAAATTAACAATCCCACGGATGCGAGGGGTTGGATTCAGCGTTACTACGATATGCTAGAAACCGACACCGTAACAAGAGCGTTCTCAACCGTCTTGCAGTTGCTTCTTACAAGTCTTACGTTTGAGATTAAATCCAATGATGAAGACGACGGCGATGAATTGCACGAGATCGCCGAGCAGATGTTTACGGATTGGGCTGGTGGTGACTTTAAGGACTTTCTACGAAACTATGTGTCTACGTTCCTGTATGGCTTTTCGTTGTTTGAGCTGGTTTTGCGTAAAGGCGAAACGGGTTATGAGGTAGACGATTTATGCTTTCATCCACAGCGGTATTTGACCGCTAAGTTTGCAGACCAGTATACGCTTGAAGGGTTTGATTCCCTTCTTACAACTGATACGATTGAATTGTCGCAATGCGTTTATGCCAAAGGTATTGGCAACTATAACAATTCTGCCTATGGCGAATCATTGCTTAAATCGGCTTACTTCCACTTTAAAAACAAGTGTTTTTATTTAACAAAAGAAAACCGTCAAGTGCAAGTTAATTTAGAAGGCGTGCCGATTTTCACCTTTGACAACACAGGTTCAGAAGAGAAGATAAGAAAAGACGTTGAGCGATTATCTGCACAAGCCATACGATACAAATCAGGGCTAGTGGATGGCTTGATTATTGGGTCAGCTCCTTACATGGATGCAGAAGGCAAGCCAACGAATACACGGCGTGAAGAGGTGCATTTAATGAGCGTCGAAGGATCTAAGTTCATTGACACGAACACCTTAATCAATCGTGAAGAGAACAGCATCGCAAGGGCGTTGATGGCTGGCTTCCTTGTTATGGTGGGGCAGGATTCGGGAAGCTATGCCCTAAGCAAAGACACCACGTCGATGTTCAAGCTCCTTGTCGAAGGCATTGCTCAACATCTTTGCGACACGTTCAACCACCAAGTCATAAAGCCGTTGTGGGTGCTAAACGCACAGCCCTTTGAATACCTGCCAGAGCTTACTTACGACAGCGTGGACTTGACGCTAGACGGCATGGCGACGTTCATCAATGCCTTAAGTGGTGCAGGTATCGTGCTAACGGAAAGCCAAGAAGACTACCTCTTTGAATACGGCGGATTGCCTAAGCCCGAAGCCGAGGAGCGGTTAAAGATGCAGGAAGATGCCTTAATGATGAATCCGATGATGCAGGGGAACACACAAAATGAAGACATTTCAACTGATGCAGGGCAACAGCCTAGAACTACTGAAGACACTTGAAGACAATAGCGTCGATGCAATCGTAACAGATCCGCCGTATGGGTTAAGTCAACACTCACAGGGCGATATTGTCAACGCCGTAACGGCATGGCTAGCAGGTGAAGAGTACACACACGGCAAAGCAGGCTTCATGGGCAAAGCGTGGGATTCTTTCGTTCCTAGCCCTATGCTTTTTAAGGAGTGCTACAGGGTACTAAAGCACGGCGGGCATATTCTTTGTTTTGCAGGGGCTAGAACGCAGGACTTGATGAGCCTAAGCATACGCCTAGCAGGCTTTGAGATGAGAGACGCTTGCTTGTGGTTGTATGGATCGGGCTTCCCTAAGGGGTGCAATATAGCCAAAGGCATTGAAAAGCTAGGCTTGCATGAAGAGGCGAAAAAGTGGGAAGGCTGGAACACGAACTTAAAGCCAGCCTATGAGCCTATCATCATGGCTCGCAAGCCGTTAGACGGCACGGTCGTCAACAACGTGCTAAAACACGGCGTGGGAGGCTTGAATATCGATGCGTGTAAGGTGGGGAATGAGACTGTAAAAACACAAGCCAAGTCAAAAGGTGAGAGCTTTACAAGTGTTGGGACTGCACACGGTTTTAGAGGATGTGAAGAGTCTATAAGACAAGGACGTTACCCTGCCAACATCATCCTTGACGGCTCCGATAGCGTTGAGGCGTTGTTTCCTTATACTAAAACAGGGGGAGGCTCATGTCGCCCTAATGGATGTAACCCTGAAACGTCAAGAACGAATTTTGCTTTTGGTGCAAACCATGAATACAAAAGAGACCCCTCCGAAGGCTCTGCTAGCCGTTACTTTTACCACGCTAAAGCAAGCAAGGCGGATAGGGATGAGGGTATAAACGGATTAAATCCGCACCCCACAGTAAAGCCCACGCAGTTGATGCGATACCTTGTAAAACTCGTAACCCCACAGGGCGGTTTAGTACTTGACCCTTTTATGGGGAGCGGAAGCACAGGGAAGGCGTGTATGCTTGAAGGGATGCGGTTTATCGGCATGGAATTAAGTGAGGAATACATCAAAATAGCCGAAGCACGTATTAAACACGCCTATAATCAGGTGAGGCTACTCCATGCCTAGTGAAAGAGAGCTACAGGCAGGGCGAGCCGAACTTATCGCCATAGCCGAGAGTAAAGAGTTCTACCTAGCGAATGAGTGGCTTCTTGCCATACAGCAGGTCAAGGACTTGATGACGCTGGACGCTTTGACGGTGGCGGTGATGAACAACGACGTGTATGCCATACAAAGGGCGTTTAGCCCCGAAGCCGTGCAGTTGAGATTCAAGGGCTTTAAGGATGCGATGACGAACCACTATGCCACATCGGGCGTGCAGATTGCGAAGAAGGTGACCGTTTCAGGCGTTTACTTCAACCAAGTGAACCCACGGCTTGCAGGCATTGTCAACAACTGGACGAATACACTCATCACCAACGAAACGCAAGCCACGATTAAAGGTATCGGCGACGAGCTTTCTAAAGCGACACTAAGGGGGGTGAATCCACTCCAAAGTGCTAGGGCAATTAGAGGAAGTATCGGCTTAACGCCTCAACAGGTGAAGGCGGTACAAAACTATGAAGCCAAGTTAAGGGCAGGTGAATCCGTAACCAGCTACAAACTTCGTGATAAACGCCTTACAAAGAAAGTCCTTAAAGAGGAGGACATCATCAAGCGTGTGGATCGGTACAGGCAAAAGCAACTTAAGTATCGGGCGGAAACAATCGCACGCACAGAAGCCCTACGAATGACGAATATGGCGAATCAACACATCTATGACAACGCCATTGAAGAGGGGAGCATTGGGGCGAATGATTACCGCAAGTATTGGGTGCCACGTCGTGACAACAAAACAAGGGATGCACATTTAACCTTGCCTAGCATGAATAGAGAAGGGCGAGCCATTAACGAACCGTTTATTAGCACATTAGGGCGGGTTATGTATCCTCACGACCCCCAAGCGTCCACAGGCAACACGGTGAACTGCCGTTGTGTCGTCATCTATGCGTTGCAAGCATCCGCTTTCCTCTAGTGGCTAACAAAAGTATTTTTAAAAATGTTAATGTAATAACGGAGGTTCTTAATATGGATTTTGTACTTGATTTAGAAACCAAACTATCCGCCGATAAACGCAAAGTTTACGGCTGGGGTAACGTGGCAACCAAGAACGGAATGCCTGTTATTGACCAAAAAGGGAATCACATCCCAATTAACGTATTAGACACCGCCGTTAAGTCTTTTATGGCTGGCGGTGGTCGTGTCAACTTCAACCACGAAGGCATGAATAACCCACAGCGTGGCGTCGTATCGCAGTCATTCGTCCTCAAAAGCGAAATGGCACAAGCCCTAGGATTGCAATCCGACCGTGAGGGCTGGGCGGTTGAGATTGACGTACAAGATGACGACGCTTGGCAGGTGGTGCAGAGCGGACTCATTAAAGGATTGTCACTAGGAGGAACAAGCAAAATCCTTACTGGTGAAGAAGAGATTAAACGCTTAAGCAAGGATCCAAACGCTCCCTTTGAGGATGTGCGTCTGGTGACCGAATTGAGCATTCAAGAACTAAGCCTCGTATTCGCTCCTGCGAATCAGTTTAGTGACGTTACCCTAGTTCTGAATAAGGAGGAAACCATGAATCAGGACGAACAAAACAAACGGTTGGAGGAATTGCAAAAGCAAGTCACCCAGCTATCGAGTGAAAAGCAGGAGCTAGAATTGAAGCTATCTGCTTACGAGTCCCCCAAAGTGGAGATGACGGCAGAACTTGCCTTATCAAAGCTGGACGGTGAAGCTCAAGCGGTACTCAAGCAAGCTTTAGCACAGGCAGAGGAAGCGAAAGCAACCCTTGCCAAGCATGAGCAGGCTTTGGCATTGTCGAACGCTAAAGAAGAGATTGCTTTTCTTGGTGACGACGACACCGTAAAAACGTCCGTTGCTTTGGGCTTGCTACAAGCAGGCGAGCATCGTGGAGCCATTGTGCTTGCGATGAAAGGGCTTGCGGATAAAGTGGAGTCCGCACAAGAAGCCGTCGCTTTGAAGCTTGGCAAGATGCCTAGGGCTTTGGAAGACAAAGGCGACGCTCCTTCTAAAAACATGGGCGAGCTTCGCAAAAAGTTACAGGCAAAATTGGAGGGTAACGCATAATGGTTGCTTACGAATATTCAGCACAGCCAGTTCTTAGAGAAGTCCTTATCGCAGGTGGTGCTATCACAACTGCCGACGTAGGAAAGGCGTTAGTCTTCTCTAGTGGCAAAGTTATTTTAAACACAACCGCAGGCGGTCGTGTGATTGGATTGGTCGGCAATGTGCAACGCACACTAGAAGACGGCGATCCTGTCGAAGTCATTATGCTAGGTGAGTGTATCGGTCAAGGTGGAGCCGTTTTCGCTAGAGGTGTAAACCTTATGAGTGCTAACGACGGTCAGCTTGTAGTGGCGACTTCCACAAACCAAGTGGTAGCGATTGCTTTAGAGGCAGGTACAGACGGCGGTTTTAGCCGTGTATTATTCAATCAACAGGGAGTATTGTAAGATATGAATGCTATTTTAAACTATACGCCGATTTTAACGGAAGCGTCCTATCTCCATGCTACTGTTGAGATGCCTTATACGCTTCAGATGATTTCAGCATTGCCGTTTGTACCAGTCACTACAACGTCTGGAACAATCATCAAGCCAAACCTTGATGAGCAACGACGCAATGATGTAGCCAGCTCTCCTTTTCGTACTCCGATTAACGCAAGGATTTCGGACTCAAGTCCAGTTGCCTTCACGACCGCATCCTTTAACGATGCTGAAAGCATCTTAGGGGTTGAGGCTATTAACGTAGGTGGCTTGACTAGCGTAAGTGCAAGTCAGCATATGCTCGACAAGGCAACGATTACGGCAGAACGTGTGGCAGTAAAGATTCTCGAAGGCTTTGCAAACGAGTTCTTGAACCAAGCTAATTATGGTACGCCTTCAAAATCCGACCCAACGGACTGGACGACTTCGACAACTAACTTGGTTCAGCAAATTACCGATGCAGTAACCACGGTTAAACGTAACAGTGGCGGTATTCCTGATACCATCATCGTAACGGAAGATGTCCATGCGATCATTCGTAACAACGTCAACGTCTTAGATGCTTTGGCAGGCTTTGGGGCTTCAACGTCTCAAAGTGGAGAGATGGGTAATTTCTACTTACCTCTCAATAACTTTGCTCGTGTGTTTGGTGTTCAAAACTACTTCGTATTGGATACCTATTACAACGGTGCAGGATTGCGAGCCACAGCTTCGATCGTTCCGATTGAGTCTAAGAAGATGCTTATTGCCTGCATGGGTAAAAACCTTTCCTTGAATGGTTCTCAAATTGAGAACTACAGCGGACTAGGTGTTATCCCTTACCTTGATGTCACTCCTTTAAGCAGTGCAGAGTTCCGCATTGGCAACGGTAGCAACACGCTTCCTTTCCCTATCGTGACTCGTGCTTCTTTTAACCCAGACGTGGCAGGTGTTGGCGATCACAAGATTATTTCTGAAGTAATCGCAGGCTTCAAAATCATCGAGCCATTGTATGCGTATTTGTTCCACGGAGTAATCGCTTAGCAGTGAATAAGGCAAGAATAAAGGGGTGTGGATACATTCACGCCCCCTTGTCTATGGAGGGATGTAATGGGACGCAATAAGAACTTTACTATCGACTTCGACAAAGCCGTTGCAGACGCAATGGAAGACGCCGAAGCCATTTATTCGCTAGGGTGCGACATGATGTTTAACAGTATCATCGTAGGGAAGGATGCCCCCGATACCGTGGTTTCACACAGTGGAACACCAGCTGACACAGGCTTTGCTCGTGCGTCGTGGTGGAAGAGTATCGGCGGTGTGGGTTCACATCCAAACCAGCCAATCCCTGCGAAAGAGGGTGAAGAGGTTGATTATCCTTTGGCAAGTGAAGAACTGCTAGGAAAAGTTAAGCTTACACAAAAAGCGTATCTCGCCAACAACGCCCTTTACATTTTGGCGTTGGAATACGGACACTCCAAGCAAGCAGGCGACGGCATGATCCGCATTACACTTGCAGAAGCCCCTCGATTTTGGGAGCTTGCGAAAAAGCGTCTAGTGACAGAAAGGGCGAGCCGATGAACGCTTACAACGCCTTAGAGCTTGTCCTTCATCAACGGCTTGAAACGGTGGTGACAACCGATTTAATCAAGTACCCTAACATCATTTACGACGACAGCCAAGAAACGGCAATATGGGTGCGTCCGTCCCTGCTTTACGGCTCCGCCGAATCGGCAACATTGGGACGTGATGGCTTAAACTTCGTACGTGGCGTGTATCAAGTCAGCATCTTCACCGCACGAAACACAGGGACAAAGCCTAGCAACGATTACGCCAAGCTCATACTCGACGCCTTCCCGAAGGGTGACCGCCTTACATTTACAGGCGGTGTTATAATGATAAATGTAGGCTATCAGTCGACAAATCTTTTAGAAGAACAATTTTTACACACGCCTGTGACGATACCGTTCACGGCACACATGGAGGTTTAATCAATGCCATTCGCTCAAGGTTCACGTTTTGATGTAGGAATGCAGGTAGAGGAAACATACGGCGTGGCTCCTGCCATCCCTGCTTTAGTGGCTTTCCCTGTTACAAGTTTTGGCATTAACCCCACAAAACCGCTTTTAACGTCCGAATCCTTTAATGCTCTTGGTCAGCGTAACTTCCAACGACACGGCAATTTGTCAGTGGCTGGGGATATTGGCTTTGAGTTCGCCGATTCTGATTTCGACACCTTTCTTGAAGGCGTGATGCACTCCACATTTTCCGCTGGCGTATTGAAGCACGGCACAGGCATTCGCTCCTATCACATTGAGGGGCGACAAAATGACAACACGGATTATAGCCTTGTCAAAGGGGCTATCTTCAATCAATTGACATTAAATATGTCTTTGGATGCCCTTGTGACTGGTACGGCTTCGATTGTGGCTCGTGACCAAGTGGATAGCGGAACATCATTTGATGCCACAATGACGGCATCGTCTAACACACCCCCTTTTGCAGGGCATGAGGTGGCGGTCAACTGGAAAGGCTCCGCTTACAAGGCAAGCAGTGCGTCGTTGACGATTAACAATAACTTTGAACCCAACCCTGTACTTGGGTCAAAACTAGCCGATTCCTTCTCAAAGGGTTTCATTGACGTAACAGGCTCTTTGGAGTTGTACGTCCAGGATGTAAGTGTGTCTACCGATTTTAGAGATGAAGTCGAAGACGATTTAAGCATCGTCATTTCAGACGGCACGAATACTTACACCTTCTTGATGCCAAAAGTCAAGTTATCGAGTGCGGAAAAGAATCCAGCAGGGCAAGGCTCAATCATCATAACGGCTGGATTCAGTGCGACTTATGATTCAGGGGAAGCGACGACGTTAAAAATCACGAAAGTATAGGGAGTAGATTATGCGTTTAGGGGATATTAAAGCAAAGCAAGCCGTCTTTCAAGCGGTTGATCCAGTGTATGGTGAACCTATTGAAGATGTGAAAATCACATTTAAGCCACGTTCAGATGTTGAAGCTTACGAGAAGTTTAGTCTCAAGGTGGCAAGCGGTGGTTTGAACACATCTCAAGACATCGCAGAAACCTTTTTTGAGATATTGCAAGACGGCGTGATTGGTGATTACGAGTTCACCCCCGAGGGATTTCAAGGACTGCTTGAAGACGAGAACTCCGCTTTTATTGGCAATCAGATCGTTGAGTTCTTTACGGAAAAAAGCAATTTTTTTACGGTTCCCCCTCCAGTGGTGAAAGAGGAACAGCCAGCCAAGCCAGCCAAGAAGAAGAAATAACCGCTTACGCCAAATGGCTATGCTGGATGCGTTATGTGCCACCAAAAGGCAAGTGTACCGTATGGCAGACAATCCACCACAACAACCCTTCTAGCCCTGCCCTAGTGCCTCCGAAATGTCGTCATGGGTACTTATTCAACGTCTACGACGAGATTTCATTTCACGGCAAGGATTATGGCATGGGTGGAGCAAGCCCCTTGAAGTGGACGGAGCTTGAGGCGTGGCATCGCTTGTTTGGGGTGGCATACAACCGAGACGAGCTTAAGCTTATAATGTTGATAGACCGTTTAATGATGACGCAGGAGGCTTCACAACATGATGATGGCGGACAATCCTAAAGTCACCGTTGAGGTTGAAGCCAAGGGGACACAACAGGCAAAAGCCCAAACAAACGACTTTAAAAAAGCCCTTGATGCGTTGGTGGCAAGTGGCAATCAAACAAACTTACGCTTGCAACAGATCGCCGAGCAAACCAAGAAGGTTGAAGATACCACAAGAAGAGCGAAAAAAGAAACATCCATGCTTTCAGGTGCAATGGATAATCTAAAAAAAGCAGTTGTCGCCTATGTTTCTATCAATACAGTAAAATACATAGCCGACACCGCCGACAAGATGCGTTTGCTTGAAGCACGGACGATTAACGCAAGCAAGGGTATTGCACTAGGCACGCAGAACTTTGAAGCCTTGAAGAAAGTCGCCATTAGCACAGGTACAAGCCTTGAGGGCATTGTAACCGTCTTTCAAAGAATATCGAACACGAAAAATAGCATCGGTGCGACGAACGCCGAAATGCTGGTGTTGACGGATACTGTTTCTAAGCTTGGCGTATTGAGTGGAGCAAGTGGTGAAGCCATTAAAAACAGCTTAGTGCAGTTCTCGCAGGCTATGGCAGGCGGTATTGTGCGAGCTGAAGAGTTTAATTCCATTGTGGAAAACACGCCCGAGATTGCTATTAAAATTGCTGAAGGCTTAGGTGTGTCTATGGGTAAGCTCCGCCTTATGGTTATTGAAGGCAAGCTCCTTTCAAAGGACGTGTTCGACGTACTCATCAAGCAGGCGGATGATGTGAACAAAGAGTTTGATAAAATGCCTATGACGTTTGGGCGTTTGAAGTCGCAAGCAGACATCACCTTTGCGTCATTAGTGGCGGACATTGATAAATCAACGGATGCTAGCGGTTCACTATTGCGGTCGCTTGGTTCTATTTTAAAGAGCTTAGAAGATAATAGACAGGGGTGGGTCGCATTGGGTAGCGGTTTGGTTGTGTTCTTTAGATCCACCGTAAACGTTGTACAAGCATTGGTTCGTAGCATCTTGGGGTCTATCTCTTTTGTTGTTGAGGCAACGCTAGATTCTATTGTGCGTGTTGCCAACAAGGGGAATCAGATATTAAAAGCGTTGTCATTTGGCAAGCTTGCAGTCCCCACAGGTGGCTTAGAGTTTGCTTTAGATGTTGCCAAGAATACAAGAAAAGGCTTTTTTAAAGACGCAGGCACGGACTTTCAGCAAATCGGAAATGAGTTTAAAGCCCCTAAAGTGCAAAGATCGATGCCTATTCCTAGGGATATTCGAGGCACAGTTGAAACCCCTTTAAGTAAAACAGGCAAGGGGAAGAAAGCAAAAGAGGGTGAATCTGAAGCCCAAAAAGAAGCCGAGCGTTACGCCGATGCACTCAAGGGTTTAAAAGAAAAAGCTAGGGATGCCATGCTTGAAGTGCAAGGCATGGATAAAGCCATTCAAGCCTTGTCTAGCGGTGGCATTAAAGCCTACGAGGCACAGCTTAAGCAAAACGAGGGCTTAGGGCGTTACAACGAGTTAATGGGCGATTATCTAGGCAAGGGTAAACGTGAGCTTGAACTGCTGGCTCAAAGCATCGTCAAGCGTGAGCAGGACACGGAAGCCAAGAAGAAACAGCTTGAACTTAGTGTAAGCCTCAAAGAAGCGATGAACGCCGTAAACATCGAGGAAGGCAAGCAGAAAGCCCTCCGTGATGCGTTCCTTGCAGGTGGTGAGAAAGCCCTTGAGCTTAAACAGCGTGAGTTGGATATTGAGCAAAGAAAGCGTGACTTGCTTAAAGGTTCGAACGCCACGGACGAGCAGAAGAAGCAAGCGGAAGAGCAAGCAAAACGTGAGCAAGGCTTAAAGGATTATCAAAGCACAACGGATCAAATGGTAGAAAGTGCCAAGCAGGCAGGGGAGGGGATCCGCAATGCCTTACGTTCTGCGTTTGATAATACAATTGAACACATGGTTAATGGTACAGCTTCTTTCAAGGACATTATGGTGGGGCTATTGCGTCAAATTGCCGTTCAGTTGATTAAGGTTTACGCCTTACAACTGCTTACAGGCTTTATTGGCGGTCATATGACAGGTGGAGCTAGTGCAGGGGCGAACGCTGGCATCTTCGATAAAATCGGCGGTGCTTTTAATATAAAAGCGATACCAGCTACAGGCAAGGCAGGCGGTGGAGCGGTTAATGCGAATCAGCCTTACATGGTGGGTGAGGCAGGGCGTGAAATGTTTGTGCCACGATCCGCAGGGAACATCATCCCTAACCACGCTATGCCTAGCGGTGGTGGCGGTGGCGGTATTACAGTCATCAACAACGTAACGGTGAACACGCAAGGCGGAGGCAAGGGCGATAATCAAGGCTTAGCAGAAGCAGGAAAGGCAATTAGTGAAATGATTGAAATGAAAGTCCGACAAGTCCTCAAGACGGAAAGCCGTCAAGGCGGAATGTTACAGAGAGGATTCGCATAATGAAGAAAAGAATGAACATCGAAAACCCAGCACAATTAAGGTTTAAAAAATACATTGTTTCAGAGGTAGATTTTAGCTTAGAAGGAAGGTCTTTTGACGTATGGGTAAAATATGATGATATTTATACCTCAATTACAGCACAGGCGTTTGAATCACACGAAAAAGCGGTAGAGTTTTTTCAGGCTGAATTGACAGAGGACAGATATACAGAGGTTGCTTTTAATCCTCCGTATCACCCTATTAGGGATGTCGTTGAGATTGCACATATTACAAGCTTTGAAGGCGAAGATGCCCCATTGGATTATTTAAAAATATCACTACTGCTTATGGAGCGTGAATAATGCCTTCAACACTCACCCTGCCAGTAACGCCTAGTCAAAGTGGCTACACCGAAGAAACGGCGTATCGTGTGCAAACGGCAAAGTTTGGCGACGGCTACGAGCAAAGGGTAGCGGACGGTATCAACTTTAAGATTCTAAACGTGACGTTGACGTGTGCCGTATTGACTGCCACGGAAAAGAACGATCTTGTTGACGACTTAAACGGATACGGTGGGGTTGAATCTTTTTATTACACACTTCCTAGTGAAGCATCCGCTAGATTGTGGGTGTGTCAAGATCCGATACAGGTTACAGGCATGGATGCAAACTTGTGGAATGTCACCTTTAAGCTTAGGGAGGTGTTTGACCTTGCTTGATGCTCAACTCCCTAGCTTTGGCTCTGTTGTCACCCTGTACCAAATCGACACGGCTATTTATGGCGGTGGGATTATTTACCTAAGCCCTTCATGCCACGAAAACCGTACAAACATTGTGTTTAACGGCAACACTTACACGGCGTTTCCTATTGATGCTCAAGGCTTCGAGATTGAAAGCGGAAAAGCCCCACGTCCGACGTTTGTAGTGTCGAACTTGCAAGCCTTGCTTATTGGTGGCATCAACGAGTACAGGGGCTTGCAGAACTGTAAGTTTACCCGAATCCGTGTAAGACGAAACGAATTAGACGACATCACCCCTACGATTACGGATGAGTTCGTGAACTATGACACGTTTTACATCAACCAAATCACAAGCCAAACAAGCGTCGCTATTGAGTTCGAGCTAATAACCGCAATGGAGCTAGCAAACCGTCAGCAGTTCCCTAAAAACCAAATGGTGAACTATTGCAATCACATCTATCGCCGTTGGAATGCGGATACGTCCAGCTTTGTTATTGCCGATGTCAACCCTTGCCCTTACGCAGGGACGCAATACTTCGACGAGTTTAACGAAGTCACGACGCAAGCCCTAGATCGCTGTAGTAAGACGGTAGGCGGTTGTGAGGCACGTTTTAAAACGGCAGTCCCCTTTAATGGGTTCCCCAATTTTAGTG